CGAACGCGAAGCTAGGGCAGTATTGCAACGTGTATAGTGCATCATTGCAACGTGCGGCTCTATTGCATTATTGCAACGTGCAACTCACACTACGTCAGCTCAAAAAGAGACTCAACCATGAGTCCGCCAAACAGCCTGTTCTGGCTGATCCACCCCCCAAGGGATTGCCAGAACCAGCCCAGTTCGAGGGACCTGTCGTCACCGACAAGCAGGTAACCGTGATTGAAGAAACGCACAAGCTTTGGAGCGAACTCCATCAGAAGCTGTCGTGCAACTTCAACCAGCCCGAGGGACCTGCCGTCACCAACAAGCAGGGCAACTTCAACCAGCCCGAGGGATCTGCCGTCACCGACAAACAGGTAACCATCCAAGGCAGACACGGTGAGGAACCCAACCCACTTCAGGTGGTTTGGAACACCTTCATCGAGTTCTGCCAAGGATCAACTGGGTACGAACACAGATGTTATCTAAAACTTGTCAGGCAATTGTCCAAAATGAGTGAGGAAGATCGTATTCCTTACACAGAAGGACTACCTGAAGTGTTCAGTACAACTGATGAAGTTCGAAACTCCATACACGATAACTGTATGGAGGGCTGTTGGTTTGGAGCACGTTCCCGCCGCAAGAGACGCAGACGCGCACTGTCCGCAGTGAAGCGGATGCGATATTGCATCGAGTGTAGGGACGATGTTGTGAACAAGATTGGAAAGGACAGACTTTCTGTTCCTGACCGAATCACACGAGTCACCGTTCACGATGCCATCATCAAGTGGTACCGTGAAAACAACTGGAGAACGGATGACATCAAGTCAATTTCAGGACTCACGCTATGTGCTGTCTTCACCCATGTCGAAGATGAAGTGGAGCAGTTCGCTGCCTGGAACCAAGAGTGGTACTCTACCTATGGCATGTTACACAATATGCCTGGGGCTAGCCTGACCCGCTAGTGGTGCCCTGAAGAGCATTATGGTGCAGACACCTGCGTAGATTACACTAATGAACCTTTCAACACTACCGCCAAGCACGGGTTTGAGAAGTTCAGCAGCCAGTTTCAAGACAAACTGGCCAGAAAGTGTCAATTTTCAAAAGGTGACTACATCAAGGTGCGCTCTTTAGGGTATTGCAAGGTCAAGCTCAGGAAATACACAACCCTGAGCGGTGGGGGACCTGGAGAACACAACTTCATGGTCCACAACAACTCACTCAAGAATGTGCTTCGCGCTCTTGTAGAGCGTGGCTGGCTTGTCAAGGAAGGCGACAAGCTGGCACCCCCTCCTGCCGCCAATCGGCAGGAGTTGAAGAAGATCAGAATGTTCACTGATTCCATAATTGAAGGTTTGGGC